TGTCAATTGCTGAATCTACAATTTTGAAAGCGAAGGCCATGAATAAGGACGTTCCAATTACGATCGTCTGGGATTCAGTCGCGGCATCATCTCCAAAAGCTGAGCTTAATGGCGACTATGATAAAGAGACAATTGGCCTACAAGCTCGTGCAATCTCCAAAGGTATGCGAAAAATTACAGGGGTTATTGCCAATCAAAATGTCTTATTTGTAATCCTGAACCAGATTCGAACCAAGATCGGTGTTATGTATGGGGATCCCACAACTACACCGGGTGGCAAGGCAATCCCGTTTCACTCATCCGTACGGATTAAACTAGGAGCCGGCCAGCGGATTGAGAATAAGGATAAAGAAGTCATAGGAATCCACGTCTCAGCAAAAACGATTAAAAATAAGGTAGCCCCGCCCTTCAGAACCGCGAATTTTGAAATTCATTTTGGGGTTGGTATCAAGGAGCATGAACAGGTTTTTGATGTTTTAAGAAAACATGGATCTGAAATTATCAATGGGAAGAAAATAGAGATATCTGGCTCATCCGCGTGGAAGACATTACAAATTATTGATGTAGCCACAGGCGAAGAGCTAGCTCAAAAGAAATTTCATAAGTCTGATTTTGGAGAAATTATGGAAGATCCGGAGTACTCTACATATATTGACCAAATGCTTGAGAAGGTTCTGGTTCGCGAGTTTCCCTCGTCTGTCGCTGACGTTGATATCGAGTCATATGAGGAAGTTCGCTCAGTCGCTTTAGAGCTTGATGATGAGCTAATTCCACCAGGCTCTTAATATGGACATTGATCCCCGGCGCCCCGTACTATTGGTTGACGCACTCAATGTTTTTATGCGCCACTATATAGCAAATCCAACAATGTCTGATCATGGCTATCATGCCGGTGGCATTGTCGGGTTCCTTAAGTCAATTCGCTATTTAGTAGATCAAATTCATCCCTCACAGGTTATTATTGCTTGGGAGGGAGGTGGCTCCGCACGCCGCCGTACTATTTTTAAGGATTATAAGTCTGGCCGCCGGCCCCAGCGCCTGAACCGATTTTATGAAGATGATATTCCGAATACTGTAGAGAACAAAAACTACCAGGTTACGCGATGCATCGATATCTTGAAGCTGGTCCCGGTAAAACAAGTTTATGTACCCGATTGCGAGGCCGATGATGTGATTGGGTATTTAGTAAAGAATACATTCTCTAACCAACGTTGCATAATCGCATCGTCCGATCGGGATTATTATCAACTTCTTTCGAATAGGGTGATCCAGTGGTCCCCGGGCCAAAAGAAGTTTATCTCAGCCGGTGAGGTAAAGAGAAAATTCAATATCTCACCAGAGAATTTTTGTGTCGCAAGGTGCTTTTGTGGTGATGGCTCTGACTCAATCCCAGGTATAAAAGGTGCCGGTTTTAAGACACTAGCAAAGCGTTTTCCAGAGTTATCTTCTTCGGAATTTACATCTGTGGAGGAGATACTTAGCTTAAGTGAACAACGTTCCAGCAACAGCAAGATCAAACTTTATCATAACATTCTCGAGGATAGAGATGTACCTCGGAGAAACTGGAAGTTGATGTATTTAGATACGGCAAACCTATCCGCTAACCAAATTCAAAAGATCAACGGTATTATTGATACTTTTGAGCTATCTCGTAATAAAATAGGATTAATGAGAATGCTTAAGCAGGAAGGTTTATTGACCTTTGATGCGGATTCATTTTTTATGACGCTTAATACTGTTCCAAAGTCGGAGTAACAAAACATGAATCAGACGGTAGTCCAAATGGCCCAAGACAGCCACTCACATTTTGCCCAATATGGGAAACAATTTCAAGAAAAAATATTCCAAGGGTTGCTATCTGATCACGGCTGGTCGACACAGATGATTGAGGTGATGAGCCCAAGCTTTTTTGATGTTAAGTACTTGGCATACTTAACTGAAAAGTACTTCGCATATTTTCAAAAATATAAGACTTTTCCAACCCTATCACTGCTGATCACAATTATCAAGGATGATTTGTCCAATGGCAATGATGTTATTCTTCGAGATCAAATTGTAGAATTTTTACACCGGATTAAGCACAATCCAGATATGGGTGATGTTGCGTATGTGAAGGACAAGTCGTTAGACTTCTGCAAAAGGCAAGCATTCAAGGAGGCTTTGGAACAGGCTGTTGAACTTATCTCAACTGATAAATTTGATTCCGTTGTTGACCTAATGAAGACAGCCGTTGCAGTTGGTATGCCATCGTCTGTCGGTCATGATTTTTTTGAAGATGCTGAGGCAAGGTTCCTAAAGATCAGCCGGCAGGTATGTCCTACTGGAATTGACCGTCTGGATGCCAATGATATTCTGCAAGGTGGATTAGGCAAAGGTGAACTTGGTGTAATCGTGGCGAATACCGGTGTCGGAAAGAGCCACTATCTGGTACAGATGGGTGCCAATGCGATGCGCGCTGGCAAAAATGTGGTCCATTATACTTTCGAGTTATCTGAGCTTGCCGTAGGCAGGCGGTATGATTCAAACTTATGTGGAATTGCTAGCAATGATGTTATTGATAATAAAGATTCTGTTTTAGAGAGGTATAACGATAAAGAGTTAGGCCGCCTCATCATTAAAGAATACCCAACTGGCTCTGCCTCGATAATTACAATTCGAAACCACATTGAGAAACTGACATTGAAGGGCTTCAGGCCAAATGTTGTAATTATTGATTATGCAGATATTATGCGATCGACACGTAGTTATGATTCTTTACGTCATGAGCTTAAGTTAATTTATGAAGAATTAAGAAATATGTCCATGGAGCTGGGCGTCCCAGTCTGGACTGCATCACAGGCAAATAGAGATTCCGCTAGCTCAGATATTGTGGGTCTTGAGAACATGTCTGAAGCGTATGGCAAGGCGATGGTGGCAGATGTAGTAATCTCTATGTCTAGAAAGCCAATGGAAAAATCGACCGGCGCCGGCCGGCTTTTTGTTGCAAAGAATCGTGTCGGCCGAGACGGGTTACTTTTTCCAATTCACATTGACACCAGTATGTCTATAATAGAAATACTAGATGAATCCGCACTAACACTAGCAGAAGCTACAGAGCAAGATGATAATGCTATGAAAGACCTGCTAAAAAAGAAGTGGAAAGAAGTTAGTAAGATATAGGGTAAGGACAAACGAGTATGGTAAGTTTCGATAGCGCATTTGAAGAGTCTCTAAGTTATTTTAATAATGATGCTCTTGCTGCGAATGTTTTTGTCTCGAAGTATGCGTTAGTCGACCGTGACGGTAATCTACACGAGTCGACTCCAGACGATATGCATCGTAGGCTTGCTCGCGAGTTTGCCCGAATCGAAAAGAAATATCCAAACTCGCTTACACAAAACGAAATATATCTACTCTTTAAAGATTTTCAGTATGTAATACCACAGGGATCTCCGATGTCAGGAATCGGAAACCAGTATCAGGTACAATCAATATCCAACTGTTTTGTTATTGATGCTCCGCATGATTCTTATGGTGGCATTCTCAAGGCCGATCAGGAGCTGGTTCAAATTGCCAAGCGCCGCGGAGGCGTTGGATTTGATATCTCTACAATTCGGCCCGCGGGCAGATCAACTGGGAACTGTGCACGTACGACAGACGGAATCGAGGTCTTTATGGATCGATTCTCCAATTCATGTCGTGAAGTCGCACAAAATGGTCGCCGCGGCGCATTAATGCTGACCATCTCAGTGCACCACCCCCAGGTTCTTGACTTTATCCGGATTAAGAAAGACTTAAATAGAATTACAGGCGCCAACATTTCCGTCCGACTCTCTGATGAGTTTTTGAATGCTGTCAATCATGAGACTGAGTATGAGCTCCGTTGGCCTGTCGACTCAGATAATCCTGAAGTTTCTTATTGCACTGATGCTGTAAAAATATGGGATGAAATTATTTCTGCTGCTCATGCTTGTGCTGAACCTGGATTATTATTTTGGGATACAGCAAAGAATATGTCACCGGCAGATATATACGCTGAGGAGGGATTCACCTCTGAATCTACCAACCCATGTGGTGAAATAATATTATCGCCGTATGATAGTTGCAGGTTGATGGTGATAAACCTATACTCGTTTGTCACCGGCTTATTTACTCCAGAAGCTAGTTTTAACTGGGAGTTGTTTGCCGATGTTGTTCAAAAGGCCCAACGCCTAATGGATGATATGGTCGATCTTGAGGTAGAACAAGTAGATAAGATTCTGGCAAAAATTGAGGTAGATCCTGAGCCTGATGATGTCAAGGCAATTGAAAAAAATCTTTGGACAAAGATCAGGCAACAGGCACTAAAGGGCCGCCGCACTGGCCTCGGGGTAACCGGCATCGGTGATGCGCTAGCCGGACTCGGGGTAAAATATGGATCTGATGCCTCAACGGAGTTGGTTGAAGAGATCTATAAGGCACTAGCCGTAAATGCTTATCGGTCTTCTTGTATCATGGCGAAAGAACGAGGCGCTTTTCCAATTCATGATCATAATCGAGAGATTGATCATGAGTTCTTAAATCGGATTTGGGAAGAGGACCCGGAAATTTACGGAATGAATAAGGAATATGGTCGCCGGAACATTGCGCTAACGACTACTGCACCAGCCGGTTCTGTTTCAACTATGACTCAAACGACTAGCGGTATTGAGCCGGCATATATGTTGAAGTACACTAGGCGGAAGAAGCTAACACAAAATGATGTAAATGCACATGTTGATTTTGTAGATGACTCAGGTGACCAATGGCAGGAGTATGATGTTTATCATCATGGGTTTGAGCGATGGATGGATGTTACAGGCTTATCCGATGTGGAACAATCGCCTTATCATCTAGCAACCGCAGCAGACATCGACTGGTCCCAAAAGGTAAAACTCCAGGCCGCGGCCCAGAAGTGGATTTGTCATGCGATATCGAATACGACAAACATTCCAGCAGACACAGACATTAGCACTGTCAAAAAGATTTATATGGAAGGATGGACCTCTGGGTGTAAGGGAGTAACCGTATATCGAGATGGTGCAAGATCAGGGGTTCTAGTATCAAAGGATGCCAATGAACACGAATCCTTTAAGATTAATAATGCACCCTCTCGACCTTTAGAACTAACATGCTCTATCCATCATGCGACTATCAAGGGCGAAGCCTGGACTATTCTTATCGGTTTATTTGAGGGCCGGCCATATGAAATCATTGGTGGTCTCTCTCAATTTGTTGAGATTCCCAAGAAATACCGCGAAGGGTGTATTGTTAAACATCATCGCAAGACTAAAAACTCTGTCTACGATTTGGTTTTTGGTGAGAATGGAGATGAAGTTGTCTTAAAAGACATTGTATCATTGTTTGATAATCCTAACCATTCTGCATTTACTAGAACAATATCTCTGGCCCTTCGCCATGGCGCTCCGATTCATTATGTCGTTGAGCAATTACAAAAAGATCGCGATGCTGATCTTTTTTGTTTTTCCAAGGTGATTGCTAGGTGTTTAAAGGGATATATATCTAATGGAACAAAGCCAGGCAAGGCAGTGTGTGAGAATTGTAGCGCCAAAGATTCTTTACGGTATCAGGAAGGGTGTGTTACATGCACTTCTTGCGGCCACAGCAAATGTAGTTAACGGAGGGTTCAATGAGATGGACAACCGAAATATCTCCTTTGATCAAAGAGGTTGAGTTAAGAAAGCAGCCCGTAATTGTGCGGGTTAATAAGTTTGACGAAGAGGCTGCTAAAAAGTTTCATGTCGAATTAGCTCAAGCTCATAATACTGGTCAAAAAGTTATCCCAGTTATAATTGATTCGTATGGAGGCCAGGTATATGCTTTGATGTCTATGATATCCGCAATAAAGCATGCCGAGCTCCCTATTGCGACAATTGTCGAGGGTAAAGCAATGTCATGTGGTGCTATTTTGCTCACATTTGGTGATGATGGAATGAGATTCGCCGACCCGGATGCAACGATTATGATTCATGATGTATCTAGCGGGGGCTTTGGAAAAATCGAAGAGCTTAAAGCAGACGTTAAGGAAGCTGAGCGACTAGATGAAAAGATCTACACCATGATGGCTAG